GGATGTAGCCGAATATCTTGGGGCTCCCGCTAACACCATATTTGGTGGTATGCGTGGAGATATTCCTATTGGTGAGATGGCTTATCAAACTAGTGAGCGTATAGCGGGACAGGATTTTATTAGAGATGAAGCCGAGTTGGATCGTTTAGCGCAGGGTATTAATCCTGCTACTGGTAGACCTTATGGGTTTATGACTTCGGGTCCTTATGCTGGTATGACTATTGGTGAGGCTAATGCTGCCCGTCAGGATAAAGATTTGATTGATCTTCAGATGGAACTTATGGAGGCTGAGGAGGGTCGTGCTGTTGATGCTGTTGATTTGGAAGCGGAGCGTTATGAGGAGATGTGGCGTGAGGGCGGTAGGGGTTGGTACGATTTAGGTCTTAATCCTGCTACTGGCAGACCGTGGAATATGGACGATGAAGATGATGAATATGATGTTCCTATGCCTAGTGGTTTCATGGTCGACGATTTCCCTAATCGATTGCCCGGTATAGAAGTTATTGATGGTGAGTATTGGATGACTCCGGGTCAGTTCAATTCGTGGAGTGATACTTTAACACAAAGCATGCAAGTATCCGAATCTGGTGTGCCAGTCGGTGGTCATGGTGACATTATTGTGTCGATGAACACTGTTGCTGCTGCTGGAGCAGGTGGCGCTAAGGCTTTTGGTGATTTCCAAGAACAAGTAAACGCAAAACGACAAGAGGAAAATTGGCGAGATGTGGATATTACTACAGTTTGGAAATCAGTAATAGGTGAGCAGGTGAACACTAACATTTATGCTGCTATGGCGTGGGCTAACATGACTGGTCAAAATGTAGAAGGTGAAAGTACTAGCAATGATCTTAATGCTTTGTTACCTTTTATTGCTACTCCAGAAGGTCAAATCATCTGGGGTGATTCAGTTGCTGGTGATGCAGGTCCGGGTTTTGGTGGTGGACCTCCTTCTGGTTCTTGGGATAATCCTTATTTTGAAGATCCTTATAATATACCTTCTCCCGGATTTTATCCCGATCGATAGTCGTGGCTCCTAACACGTATCAACTTGTTCAACAGGCTTTAGAACAGGCTAAGTTGGGTCGTAGAAACGACCTGCCTTGGCGTAAACCTGCTCCTTTTAAAACTCCTTTACCGTGGGAAGGTCAACAAGTTGCTGCTCCTAAACCTACTTTGGGTGGGGCGAGGGCTATTCCTGATGCACCTAAAAGAGGTGGTGGTCTTACTGCGGCGTTAAGTTGGTTGCAGGGTGGTAAGTCTGCGGTAGCAAGCACACTTAAAGAAACTATAGATTTTGTTCAGGGGGAAAATTTTAGTGGGACTGATTGGTGGGATCAGACTAAATCTCATTATGGTTTTGGTGATTTATTGCGTGAGGAACGGACTGCTGTTGGACTGGGTTTGATGGCTTTGGCTCCTATTACAGGTGGGATAACAGCAGGGCTGTTATCTGGTACTGCTCTTGCGGGAAAACTTTCTGCGTTTGATTCTATGACTGAACACAGTGATCGTATTCTTGGTTTTCTTGGAGATGTTGCTATTGACCCGTTAACTTACATGGGTGGTTACAACGTGATGGCACGTAACCTTGGAGGCTACAAAAAGGTTGGTGCGGAACTTTCTGGTTTGAAGGAGATAATTAAAAATGATCCTTCTGAGATGGTGCGTTTGGCTAATGAGGCTGGTTTTAAAAATGTTGGTAAGGGTGCTGCTAAACGGATGGACAAGGCTATTGATAAAGCAATAGAGTTGGGGCAGCAAGGTAGATCAATGTCGTCAATGGCTAGAGTTTTGTCTAAAACTGATGAGGGTAAAATTGTTGCTAGGGTTCTTGGGTTGGATCCGGGGTTACGTATTCGTATGCCGGGAACTGGTCCTATTACGCGAGGTTTAAGAAAGTATGGTTCGCTGGGTGTAACTAAAACTGGTGCTTACAAAAAGGCTCTTCAAATGTTCCCTGAGGACACTGGTTTGCATCGTTTGTTAAGCCAACAACGTGTGCGTAATGTTCCTGTTAAATATAAACGTGGGTATACGGATGAAGAGTATGGCAGGTTTATTAAGGATATGCGTAAAGGACGGGCGCAAGATGTGCCGGAGGATGTACGCAGATATGTTGGTGTTGCTACTCGTGCGCCTAAAGAGATAAGGGTGGCTTTACCTAAGTCTGCTACAGCGGCTGCTGCTAGTGTTTTCAAACAGGCTGATATCATTCCACGACTTTTAAGAAACATTCCTGTTACTGGTACTTTTAAACCTTGGCAGGCGGCTTCTAGGTTAGCCAGTGCAGGGGAGGATATACGCCAAGTTTTTACTCCTGAGTATTGGAAAAATTTAGACCCTAAGGTTCGTGATGATCTACAAGGTGGGTTGACTCGAATGTTCAGGAACCATTTCAACACTTCGGATGAAGTGTTTAGAGAGTTGTTGTATTCAGGTGACCCTGAGTTAATTTCGGCTGCATGGTTAGCGGAAGATGCTATACGTTATGCGCTTGGTAAGAAGGCTTTTGTTCAGGGTGGAGAAGTGATGAAAAGTGGCAGGAGTAATCTTGCTGTTCGGGCTCGTCTCGCTAAAGTAAGACCTCAAGAGTTATATGATCTTATTGAAGCAGTAGCAAGAAAAGAAATTCTTCTTATGGAGGATGGTGTTGTTGTTGGTATCAATCGAAACAGTGATTGGTTTAAAACTTTGCCTAGCAATGTCCAAGCGTTGGAGGACGATGTGTTGGTTGGTTTTGCTACAGACTTTCTCAGAATGATGGATGGTGCTGAGAAAACTTTCTTGGATGAGATTCCTAATTTTCAAAGTTTGTTAAATGATTTTGATGCTACTGGTGAGCGAGGTTTTGTGCCTCGTCGTATGACTGAATCTCAACGTAAACGTTGGGGGTTTCAAGAAAAATTTAATGACTTTGAGGTGGTGGATATGATCACTACTCAGTCTATGAATAAGAGAGCGTGGACTCCGGGTAATCCTATTCGTCTTGAAGGTCAAGCGTTGGTTGATGCCCGTAAAGCGGGCAGGGCTGTTCAAGATAAGAGAGGTAATTGGGTTATTAGTGCCGCTCGGGGTTCTGATAAACCTTTTATTATTAAATCTCCTCGTGACATTAATAAGTCTGTGCGCCGTCAGATAAACGATTTAAGCATGCAGGTTTTTAATGAGCCTATGTATGAAGATGATGTTTTTAAAGTTTTAAGCAACTATTCGGCGGGCATGGGAGTTGAAGTTGCTAATGAGGCTTTCATGTCTCAATTGAAACGACTTGGTGTTCCAGTTGAGAGTATAAATAATCGTGGGATATCGGCTCTTAAGAACGCTGGGAAAGAAAGTATAGAACTCACTGAGAAACGTATTGCTAAAGAGGCGCTTAAGGGTGCTAAAAAGATGACTCGGGTGCAGAAGTTAGCGATGGCTCAACGTGCTGCTTTTAAAGGTGATTTAGATCAACTTGGTAAATGGTTAAAAGATTATAGACGTAGGTTGACTGAACCTGAAAAGTTTAGAGATGACATGCCGTTAACTGCGGATGATCCTAGCATTCCAAAAAAAGGTGAGGGAGACTATGATAGTTATGTTCCTGCTGCTGGTTTAGAAGCGTTTGTTCCTTCTCCTAATGCACCAACTCAGGTAGGGGGATTGTTTTGGAACTCTGAGATGACAGGTGCTGTTGATGAATTGTTTATTCGTCTACAGCAGGAAGAACCCGAGTTGTTTGAAGCGCTTTCACGAATGCTTTATCTTTATGGTGATGACAATCCGACTCCTCAAATGGTTAGGGACATGTATTTAAATATGTTGGCTGATCCTGCCCAGCAGGGTGACACGCTTAAAGGATTGTATGGCTTCATAGATCAGGGCGACGAACCTATTACAGGAGAGTTTGCTGATGCTCTTATTAGGGCTATGCCTGAACTGTTTTATAAAGCAGACGCATCTCAGATTGGCGGTGGGTCTGATAGACCCCTTCAAGGTTTGTTTTTTAAAATAAAACCTGAATGGGCAAAAAAAGTTCTTATTAACAGAGTTGATCAAAGTCTAGAAGAGTTTGATCAATACAGTCGCCTTTTAGAAACAGAGGTTGCTATTGCTGGAGAAGTTGATTCTATTGTAGATGAACTTGGAGTCATTGGTAGAGAGTTAGAGAAGATCAACACTAATCTTCCTCCTAATCCGAAAGTTCCTAGCAGGGTTGATGAGTTGTTGGAAAGACAGTTTGAACTGGCTACTCGTTACGAAGAGTTACATAGAGATTATTTAGGCATTATTCGTCCTCAAGTTGATACTCTTCAGGATCGTATCGCAACGGTAGGAGAGACGTTAGTAACAAGACAGATACCTAAGAGTAGACCCTACAAGTTTATAGGTGGTGGTCCTGATGCTGTGACTGTCAAAGGCTTGAATGAAAATGAGAACAAGGCTGTTAATGCTGTTTTGGCAAGAATTTTTTCTAAAGAGGGAAGATCATATGGTGGTGGTTTTGGTGACACTGTACTGATTCGCAATATTCTTGGTTTAACTAACGATAACATTAATGCTTACTTTGAAAATTTAGATCAGGGGCATTCTGTTAAAGGTATTTTTGATCCTGATCCTGAAGATCCCTATTGGAGATCTTTTTTTGGAGAAGTTGGGTATGAAGAAATGGGTGGACGCACGGTTGGTATTTTAGAGGACAACTTTGTTCAAACTTGGGCTCCTTTCTTAAAATATTCTCAAGAGTATGATGAAGTTGATGGCATTCTTGAAATATCAGATGCGGCAATGATTAAAATTATTAACGCTGTTCGTAAAGAAGCGAAAAGAATTTCGCAAGAATCGTTGGCTGATTACCCTGATACGTTAACAGTGTACCGTTATGGTGGTGACGAGGTTGCTCCGTCATTTACTTTAAACCCTGCATTGGATGTTGAAAAGGCTTGGTTGCATCAGACTGCTTCTCATCAACACCGTGGATTTGATGCTTTTAAAGTTAAGAAAAAAGACATCATGTTTGTTATGGATGCCCGTGATGGTAGCAAGAATATTCCCGGTGTTCCTGAAGCAGAAGTGTTAATTAATCCTGCTGTAGCGTCACGTAAGGCTCGTACTCCTATCACAATGTTCAGGGATCTTGGTTTGAGTAATAGCAATGTGCAAGCAGTTATTCAGCGTTCAATGAAAGAAGCAACTGACAGGATTGGTTTGGTTAATGAGTCTGTTAAGAACCTCAAACTTCAGGACAGGTCAATTAATCAGTTGCGTAAGATTGAAGAAGTTATTAATCGTACGGGAGCGGAACCTCAGGTTGCGAAACAAACTCCGTTTGGTGAGGCGGTAGTTAAAGAATCGGCAACTGATGCCAAGTATTTTAAAACTTGGGAAGAGTACATGGATACTGTAAAGAGTAATGATCCGTTTGTTAACCATGAGAATTATATTTCTGTTGGCATAACAGGTGAGATTAATATGGTGGAAGCCAGAGGGCTTCTTGATGATGTTCTTAATCGGATGGGTCGTTTGGAACAGAGTGTGACACTACGTGAGGCTATAGATCCTATTACTAGGGGAGGCCCTAAAGCGTCGTTGAAGTACAGACAGTTTGATATGACTGATGAAGAGGTTGTGGCGGCTACAAGTGACGCTGTTAATAGAGCGGAGGTAATGTTTACTGAAGCGCAAACTTTGCGCGATCAGGCTACTGCTTTAAAAGCGCAGCGTGATTCTTTGTATGGGGCTAAGGGCGGTCGGGTAGAGCCGCGACGATTGGAACGTGAAGGTGGTTTGTTAGAGCCGGGCAGCCTTAGAACTTTTACGGATGATCCAGCAGGAGTAGTAAAAGCAACGGATGCCATTTTACCCGAACGTTTAGGTAAAGAGTTGAGTGCAATGGGATCAAATGTGGGGGATGCTGGAATAGGTCAGCGTTATTTTGATCAAATGCAGGGTGTGGTGGCTGGACGTTATGGTGTGCCTGATCAAATAGAGAATGATATTAGAGTTTTAGAACAATTTGCTTTGATGGCTGAGATTGAAGGACAGTCTCTTGCTCGTGAAGCAGCAGACATACTTGATTTAACTACGGTGCAACGTGGTGTAGCAGGATTGAGAGATTCTGGCATGGATTTAGATGATCTCAATTTGCGAGGGCTTCCTCGCCAATTACAGTTTGATCCTTTAGTCTCACCTCAGGCTATGGATGCCGAGTCTATTGACACGTGGGTTGCTTCAACTATAGATGGTATGGCTAATTGGGGTCCTTGGAGGGTGGCGACAGGCAACATTGCGTTAGATGAGGGGATGGTAGCGGCTGCTAAAGCATTTCAATTTATGAATTCGCCTCAAGAAATATCTAATTTCTGGCGTAAGTATGATACGTTGTTGAATTTACTTAAAGCACAGATGATTGCTACTCCGGGTTTCATTGCTCGTAACATTTTTGGTGCGTTCTTTAACGCTGTGATAGATGGTGTTAATCCAGCAGAAATTATAAGAACGTTTAAACTTACTAGAGATATTGGTGAAAGGGCTGATGATGAAGGTGTGGCTTTCTTGGACATGGCACGTCGTATGGCTTCAGAAAGTGGTGATCAGCGTTTAAAGAATTATGTTGAATTGTTGGAACGTGGTGTGCGTGGTGGTGGTCAGGCTACGGTTTCTGTGACTGTTCCTGTTACTGGGCGTGGTTTGAAAAACCATGCTCGTGGTCAAATAATTTTAGGTATGGGTTCTGAACGTGCTGCGGCTAAGGCTAACGAGTTGATTGCTACCAGTTATGTGCCTTGGGCTTCTAATTTTGTTTATTATCAGGCTATTCGTTCGATGAATATGCAAGCAGAGGATGTTATTCGTTTGGGTGTGGGCTTGGATACTATGCGTTGGGGTGGTTCTGCTGAAGATGCATTGCAACGTATTGCTACTTCTCAGTTTGATTATGGTGAGTTAACTACGTTTGAGAAAAAGTTTATGTCTAGAGCAATGCCGTTTTATACTTGGACTCGTAAGAATGTGCCGTATCAGTTGCAACAGTTAGGTAGACATCCTAATAGGTATGTTGCTTTAATGCATGCTAAAAAGAACTTAGAGTATGGTACTGATGATAAAGGTGTAGTCCCTGATTATTTCTTGGAACCTTTTGGTATTCGCACTCCTTTTTCTTATGCAGGTGCAAGATTGTATTCTGTTCCTGATCTCCCTTTTCAAGATTTGTTAAGATACGATCCTTTTGCATACACGCAGGGAGAGTTAGGTGATTCTATGGCAGGTGTTAAGGGTGCTTTACAGAATCTTGCTTGGCAAATCTCTCCTATTTTTAAAACTCCTGTTGAGTTAGGATTTCAAAAACAGTTGTCTGGTTTTGGTGCGCCGTTTACAGGTCAGCATGTTGAGATTCCTTGGCTTCTTAGAGAACTTCCGGGGTTGATGCCTGCTTTAAATAATCTTGGGTTAAGTAGTAAAGAAGATGGTGAATGGAAAATGGCTGATCATACGCTATATATGGTGTTGAGTGCAATGCCTGCGCTTGCTACTTTACGAAGGGTGTTGCCTTCTGAACCTAAATATCAGGAAAAATACTTTGAAACTATGTTTTCCGCAGGTTTAGGTATAAGTTTTAAACGTTTAACTCCTGAGAGACAGGAAAGTTATACAAGGCATTTGCGTTATTTGCAAAATAAATTAGATGATGAGCGTGGTTTTAATAATGTTCAACATCTTATGAGTGGTCCTTCGTTGGGTGGCCAGCCTAGTCGTGGACCTACGCTAGGCTAGGTCGGGACAGAAAGGGCTGATAGTTATGAAACACTTATCGAGAGAGGATTGGGGAGCGAAACCTCCTCCTAAAGGAAAGTTCGACAGGTTAAACCCTGCTCGTGTTACAGGCGTTGTTATACACCATTCTGGTGTAGAGAACGGACCTCGTGGGTCAGATGCTGTTAAGGCTTTTGAACGCCATCACATGGGTAAAGGTTGGGATGGTATTGGCTACAACTGGCTTGTTGATGAGACTGGTAATATTTATGAGGGGCGTGGTTGGGCTAACCGTGGCGCTGGTACTAAGGGTTGGAACAGTCGTTCCATTAGTGTGTGTTTCACTGGTTGGGGTTTCAGTAGTGTCCCTGAGAAGTCTTTGGAGTCTTTAAAGGCGGTTGTTGAGGCGGCTGAGGCTCATTTTGGTAAGGGTTTGTGGGTTTCCACCCACCGTAAGAAGAGCAGTAAGGGGTACACGACATGTCCGGGTGACTGGTTGGGTGACTGGGTTGAGAATGGTATGGGTACTCATCAGGCTCCTGATCGTGTCAATTGGGCTGCGATTATTCAGTTCTTTAAAGATTTACATGAGCAGGTTAAGAAGAGGCCGTTGTCTCGTCCTAGCCGTAGCCGTGGTTTACCTGTGCGTTTAGTGCAGGGAAAGTTAGCGGAGCGTGGTTTCAATCCGGGTCCTGTGGATGGGGTTTACGGTAAGAAAACGGGTGATGCTGTTAGAGAATTTCAGAAGACACAAGGTTTTTTGAAGGTTACTGGTGTGGTGAACGGTGACACGTTTGGCGCATTGTTTATACAATAAGGATATATTATGCCAAAAGGTAAAGGATATGGCACGTTTGAAGAAACGTTTGGTTCACAAGATGAACAACTTTATGATTCTACATCTTCATTTAACATGTGGGATATGAGTCAGAAGGCTAAGAAAGCCGCAGCGTATTTGCGGAATACTAATTTGGGCAACGCCAATCAGGGTGGCCGCCCTTTCGGAAAGTAGGTTATTATGCCACATAAATTAGATGGTACTACATACAATACTGATGCTAACAGTGTGATACACAAAACTAATGTGCGTCCTACTGCTAATCAGGGTTCTCTCACTGGCGATGCGATGCTTCGTATGAGTAATGCGATGAGAGCCAAGTTTGACGAGAATGATTAATGGCTGGTAAGAAAAAGCCTCGTCGTCCTAGGTATTGATAATCTAACAAAGGAAAAAATTTGAAGAATATGTTTGATGTTTTGGAGCGTGCTGGGTGGACTTTCGCTCAAGCGTTTCTAGGTGTGTTTGTTGTGGCTGACTTGTCGTCAGCAAAGGGTGCGGGTGTTGCTGGTTTAGCAGCGGCTGTGTCTGTTCTTAAAACTATCGTTAAAGATAAAGTAGCGAAACACTAATGGAAGAGTCTTCTCTTGATGTAGCGTGGAATAAGTTCATTGAGGATCAAGGGGAGAGCATTGAAAAAGAAATATATGAGGAGTTGCAAGAGACTGCGAATATATTTGATGTCGAAGATGGCACTCATGCTAAATGGACTAGCGACAGGATTCTTGGTTTGCTTCTTGTGTTTGATGAGGACGAAGCAGAGTTTCTGTTATCAGCGTTTCACGCTGGCATTGAGGGAATCGACGATGCGTCTTATGCGTGGGCTGCGTGGGCGACGGCTTTAATGGGGATTATTAAACAGTCTCTTTTTATTTTACCTGACGATTAGTCACGTAAATAGCCTCTGATTGCTGGTGAATCTACCAGTGCGTCTACTAGTCGTAGGCGTATTTTGTCACGTCTACGTGCGAGTGTGGTTTTAGGGATACCTAACACTGCTCCTGCTTTGCGTAGTGACATGCCTTCTATGAGTAGGCGTTCTGCTATCCATAGGTCTTCGGGTGACAGGTTTTCAAACGCTTCGGCTAATGCTTCTTTAAGTAGGAGTGTTTCTTCTAGGGGTACTACTTTAAGTGATACGCCGGGTGCTTGTTCCATTAACGCTTGAAGGTGGGTTAATGGGCGTGTGTCTGAGGTGCAACTAACTACGTTTGGTAGTCCTGCTGATGCCATCCATACTATTTTATCAGGTTCGTAAGAGTACTCTCGTTTTTTTGCCATTCCGTCACTTCATGGAGGAACTTCTCGGCAATTACTCTGGTGTTTTCAGCGTCGTAACCGGAAGGCTCTCCTAATTCCCATGCTTCGTCGTGGTCTATCCACCCGAGCATTTCTACTTCTCTGAATTCGGGTGGTACTGGTCGTACCACAAACAGGGTCAGTCCTTGCCCTAGTTGCCTTCTTCTTACGGCTGCGTTGTTAGATGTTCTAACTCTTCTTACTTCTATGCTGTGTCCTACGTCTGCTCGTTTACGGTTTTCTTCGTGGCGGTTACCTGCCCAGACGTGTCCTCCCCAGTATTGGTTGGTTACTCGTGCTACTGCCAATTCCCCTATTGCTGCTGCTACTTGTGCGGATCTGTCATCTTCCATGTATTCACGCTTATAATGGATAGCATCTTGTTTTTCCCAATTTTCCGTAAAGCGTCTGATACCTACATGAGATGCCCATTCATATTCCCATTTTTCTAATTCAATCAGGATCAATTTTGTTTACCTTCACAGCGCTGATACGAACAACTTGCTTGTCATCTTCCCACGCTGTCCCGTTGAGTGCATCTAATGTGAGTTTAACATAGTTGTCTATGTCACCTCTCAGGGTTGTAGCATCATGTGGTGATTCCTGTATTGTAATTATACTACATTCTGGGGTGTAAGTTAAGGACACTTCTACTGGTCCTTCCATTGTGCCTAAGTCTGCTTCTTCCCATGCCGCACGGATTGCTTTTTCTTCGTCTGTTGTCGCTTTGGGCGTGAACACTTGCCCTTTTTTGTTATGCCTTGGTCTTGCTTTGGCTTTGGGTCTACGATTTATTTTTAGTGTTATACTTTTCACGGTCTTTCCATGCGTCGTTGTGTGCGCTGTCTATTAGTCTCCGTAGTCTTTGCTCACCGTCGGTGCGTAAAGCAAACTTTCCGCCCCAGTCTTGGTCGGCTGAAGTTAACTCAGTCATTATGTCCCCGTCGGTGTAGCCTTGTCTAATCATGGCACATGCGAGACCGAATAGGGTGGACGATCTGTCACCGTGTGGTTTGTCTGCTGTTCTACGTGGTCCGTTACGTCTGATTGCTTCTGCTAATCCTGTGAGTCTGCGCCCTGTGTAACTGAATGATTCTCTTCTGACTGGTGGGGGTTCTGCTTGTTTGTACAGGGTGTGTACTTGTTCCCATTGTTCAGCGGTGACTCTGGTTGGTAGTGCGTCTTCTACGAAGACTCGTACTGGAACCATTGAGAAAGAATATTCTAAGTTATTCATTTCTTGTTTGCCTGTTTCGTGGTCGTGTGGGTATGGGAGTCTTAGCCCGTTGCCGAATCCTTTTCCTGTTAGTTCTATTTGTTTAGGGTTTACTTCTTTTATGGGTGCATCAACTATGTTGCATGCTCCTATTAGTCCTTCTCTGACTTTACGTGCAGGGAGTGGTTCTTCAAAGAATACCCACAGGTGGTGTCCTTTTGATCTGGATGTTTCTACCCATGATTTGACACCTAATTGTTTTAATAATAGGTACATGTTTTTCGCATGTTTATAGGATTCTTCCATTCCTTCGTCCCAATCGACGCAACCCCAGTAAACTACAAGGCTCTGAGAGCCGTCTGTGGGGTCCTCTAAGGCGATGAGAGGGTAAACACCTATACCCGCATCATCTTCTGTGAGGTGAGCCTCCACAGCCCTTAAATAGACTGCTCCTGTGGCATCAAAATGTGTGCCATCTGTTGCCTCCATAGGAGCGAAGTAGCCGTCCTTGTGGGATCGGGCTATCTTCCCCCCTTGGAACAGGTCAGCAAAGCCTTCTATTATGTTGTCATCCATTGCGTGCCTCCGGTATGAGGTTCTCATGGTATGGGTGTACATGCCCCGCTATTGGGTCCATGTAATACGTTTGGTCTAACAGTTTCGCTGTGCGTTTGTTTTTACACAGGTTAATGTTGACGGAGTTGGCGTGGTATAGGGTTTCCCAGTCTGACAGGTCGGTTCTGTCTTTCTTTCGGTAGACTTCTAACACGAAGATGGCTTCTTGTTCACCTCCGTATCTACCTCCGTACAGTCCTGCTGCTTTTCCGGGGTCAGCACTGCCTCGTCCTGCTTGATGAACTAGCCCTATTGGTACTCGTTCTTCTTTAGCCCAACGTTTAACAGCCTGTGCTTTTGATGTGACTCCTGTTGCGTCTGCGTCACCACCCGGAAGTAATTCTAGGTAGTCGATCATGCAGAATGAGGGTTCAGCACCCCACCATGCTCTGGCTTCTTCCATTACCCGACTCATTTCTGTCAGGTTGATCGCTTCGTCGATTATGGCTACACGAGATAGTTCTTGTGTTGCTGCACGTTCTAGGTCAGAGAGGGTGTCTTTGTCACCTTCTTTGATTGCGTCTTCGACTTCTTCTGATGAGCGTCCTTTGAGTAAACAGAACAGTTTCATTAAAACTAGTTCTCTTGGTTCATCTAAGGAAAAGATCACGGCATATGAGTCGTGTTGGTTGATCAGGTTCCACACTATGGAGTTTAAAAGTATTTGACTTTTACCTGTGTGGCTACGTCCGATAACCATCATGACTTCACCTCGACCTATACCTCGGGTCGCCAGATCAAATTCTGGAAACCCAAGGTACCAGCGTTCCGTTGGGTTCCTGATGAACCCGACGAGACTCTCGACTACGGTGGATGAGAGTGGGAAACGCTTAGGTCTTTGAGGTGACGTATCTTCTATCTCTTCTGAAGTTTTGTCGTCCGCTTCCTGTTGTGCTTCTGCCAGTAAACGTGCGATCTCTTCTTCTGAGTGAAGTACCGCCATGCCCCCTACTTAGCGAAGGACTTTTGTTTGATTTGTCTACCTATTTCAAGGAGTTCCTCTGAGCCTTTGCCTGTCTTTGGGCAGACAAACCATTCTGGGAATGCAGCAGAGTTCTCTTTGTCACGGTTGATTAACCAAACGCCTGTACCATTAGGTCCCTTCTTTCTGTAAGCGGGACGGCTGGCGTTGCTTTCTACGCCACTAACAATGTCAGGCCAGTTAACAAACCAGTTGTCTGAGTTGTCCATTATGTCTCGCCATACGTTATCGTCAGCCGGCGCACTCTTGATTGGAGCGGATGCTGGCGCTGACGGGGCGGCAGCCACGGCAGGACTCTGGTTGTTTTCGGGAACGCTTTTTTGGAGCCGTCTAACAGCGACCTCATCAATCTCGTAACCGATACCGAGTGCTTCAAAGTTAGCAGTGGCGATACGATCACCCCATGCTTTGAGTTCTGCTATCACATCCTCGGCTGATGTGTCAGAACCTAATGAGAGTTCCACGCTAGCGGAAGCCTCTTCTGATTCGTACGGTGCTACCTGCGCCACGCTTCTGCGTGATATAGATATCCGTATGTCTTGTTCACCCATATTTTTCTACCTCCTAAAGTTGAGCCCAAGGGTCTGGACCCGCATACCTACCCCTGCAAGAATTCCATGCCGGACACCACTTTGGTGTACAGTGCCAGCCACTCATTTGGAGTGGCCACTCTGGTAGGTTAGCGGCTATTTGTGTACCAGCGGAGTGAGCAAGCGCAACCAGTCCTGCCCAATCCGCCGGTCCAAGTTCTAAATATGTTCTGTATACTGTGCCTTTGACTAGGTATACGAATTCAAAGTTCTGTGCTTGTCCGAAACCTTGTGGTTCCATTGCTTGCACTGCCCATGTGTATGCGGCTGCTTGAAGTGACCATCTTTTCTTTTCCCATTCTGCGTGTGGTTTACGTCCCGGATTTTTCCAATCAACTATAGGTAACGGTGCTTCTTGTATGCAGTCGATGGTTCCTTTCAACCAAATCTCTGGCGTGTGTTGGGGTACAAGAGGAAGGCAGAATTCGTACTCGATTGCTACTGGTTGTATGTCGGGCATCACTTCATCCCACCAGACGTTTGAGTTCGCTTCGATAATCTTTTCTGGTTCACCTTCTTTGTGGTTCCACCTTACGATGTCTTTGATGTGGCTGTGCCAGTATTGCATCGCTGCGTCTAGTGTGTCTGCTTTGGACATGGGTACGCCTGTGTCCATCTTGTCTATGAGGCACTGTTCTATCCCGTAGTGTCC